CACCGACCACCAAATCATTAACTAAAGTTAAAATCATGAGCAAAATCAAAATCATCGGCAAAATTCAGTTAACTGAACACAAAAAACCTACGTGGAAATTATCATGTGATTTTTGTGGCAAAAATCATAGTCCACAAAAGATAAGTTCCAATTCTTTTTTGAGCAGCGGTAAACTTGTTTACCGAAATATCTGTGAAATTTGTTACTATTCCCAACTCGAAAACAATTAACTAAAGTTAAAACCATGAAACTATTCTCATTCTTCATGATGACACTTTGTGTCATCGCATCGTCAATGTCGTTGATTAATCACTTTGATAAATCAACCGACCAATCTGTGTTACTCGTAATTCTTTGTCACGTAGTGACAATTGTTACAATCGGCACAATTTCCTCAAACGTAGTCGAAGACTAATCCATTCAACCAACAAACCAATTTTTAATACTTAAAAATCATGACAACCAAAAACATCACAACCGCCAAAGCCATTCTGGCTTCAATCTCAGACATGAAAGTTTCAAGCCAAAAGGCTTACATCACCAAAAACATTAATCAGCAAGCTGATTACATTAAAACTATCGAAGATAAGTTTTACAACCGAAAGTGGAAGCACTACTATGGTGAACCTCTTAATGAAGAGGTTATCCTTAACGAGATTGCTCAACTCGAAGAGTTGGTAGGTGCTAAGGCTCTCCTTAACGGAGAGGATTGGCAAAAGGTATCCGCTAAGAAGTCAGCTAAAGCTGTGAAGTCGAAAGCTGTGGTATCTGAAACCCCAAAGCCTACGGCTTCAGAAACGGCACTTGCCGAATTGACGAAGTCAATGACAAACCTCACCTCTCAACTCACAGAGTTGACCAAGGTAGTTGTAAAGAATTCAGTCGACATTGCTTCTATTCAGAAGCAAATTGAAACTATCAATCAGCCCAAAGTTACTAAAGTAACTACACCTGTACGAAAGTCTCAGCCAAAGGCTGTTGCCTCAAAGAAAGCCGAAATTATCGAAGATAAGCCGGCAATCAAAAAGACAAGCAAATCTTTGCTTGAGGAATTGTTCGGTTCTTTCAGAACCGTGAAAGCTGACAAGCCGAAAGCAACCAAGCCAAGCCGTAAGGAATATAATCCTTACGGCAACAGCTACAAAGCAAAGAAAATGGCTTACATGGAAGTTCGTTAATTGTAAACAATTAAAATCACCACTAATCAACATAACAAAATGGAATTTTGTATCTTTTTCGGAACTATCTCAATGATTGTCATCATTAAACTGTGTTTATTCGCTTATTTTATCGAAAAATAAATCTATGATTACACTATGCATCATGCCCTCTTTCAGAGGGACTACAATCGAGACATTCAAAGCTTTGCTTACTTGTCTTGCAATCGACAGCACTTATCTTTTACCCATGTTTAACATCATTTAACATCATTCAAAACCATGCAAAAACCGAAACGCTTACTTTTCAGATTACATTTTGACTACAAAAAAGATGACTTTTTTGAGTACACCATCGAAGCAAACGATGAAATCGCTAGTTACACCGAGTACATAGTGACATTATATGTCAATGGCACTGACTTATTTTACGAAAAAATCCTCGTTGAAAACGAGGAAGATGCCCACCAACATGCCGAAACAATGTACGAAAACTATCTTGAGTATATCAAATCATGAAATCAGAAAAAGAAAAAGAACTAGAGCATCGCTTAGCGATGGTCAGTGATGACTTGCAATGTATCCGAAGATTTATCTTCGAGAATGGCTTAGCGAAAACCTTTGCGAAGCCGACAGATGAATGCGATGAATGTTGGACTCACTTAGTCAACATTGAAATCGCTTGCTGTTTATCTAGTGACGAGTCACTATCCTGGAAACCATTCAACAAATCAAAACAACCAAATCAATCGAGATGAAAAACGTAGTTTTTAGACAAGGTGATACAATCACCCTAGTTACCTTTGGTAAAACTAGTAATGAAAAAATCGCTGACAACAATGAGATTGTTGCTCAGACATTTCACTTCAGCCGGGAACAATACGACATTGCCCTTGGCAAAACAACCATGAAAGAATTTTTCTCTCATGATGCTAAGGTATGTTTCGATTGTCCCTTTGCTGTAAGCAATGGTGCAAAACTTACGGCTTGTTATACTCATAAGCCGATGCAATACATGGGGTTTCGTTCCTCTCTCAGAGCTATAGCAAAACGATATCCCGAGTATGGTCTGATACCTCAGCTTTCAGCTGATATTGTAGCTGACATTGTCAGCAAATGCTACGGACTTTATGTCCGCTTTGGTAGCTATGGTGAGCCGACACTTATGCCGATTGACGTAGTCAAATCGATAGTAGCTGTGGCGAAATCATGGACAGGTTATACTCATCAATGGATGAGTCGTCCAGAATATGCACCATATTTCATGGCATCAACACATAGTGTTGGACAAGAAATGCTTGCAAGACAACTCGGATATCGTAGCTTTGTTGTTACCAACAAATCAATCGATGGACTTGTTTCCTGCCCTGCCTCTAAAGAGATGGGCTACAAATCAAACTGCTCGAAGTGTGGACTCTGTTCGGGAACTGAGGGCAAAGGTAAAAAATCAATCGTAATACTAGAACATTAATCAATCAATCAACAAACTAAATTAAATTAAATCATGGGACGTTATTATTCTGGAGACATCAGTGGCAAATTTTGGTTTGCCGTACAATCAAGCACCGCTGCCGATAGGTTTGGTAGTACAGGTTGCGAACCTAACTACATCGAATACTATTTCGATGAGAGCCATCTCGAAGATGTTCAAGCCGAACTCAAACGTATCGAAGATAAACTCGGTGACAAGATGCAAGTCATCACTAAGTTCTTCGAACAGAACAATGGGTACAACGATGAGATGCTTGAAAAAGCAGGCATCACACGTTCAGAACTCAGCGAATACGCTGACTATGGCTTAGGTAAGAAGATAGAAAAGTGCATAATCGACAATGGTCAGTGCGAATTCACAGCAGAACTTTAATCAATATCATATGTACAAAGTAAACGTAACACAACTCAGAGTCAGAGTGATGAACAAGTTCATCGTCAAAATTATTGTCAACGAAACAAGCCCCGAAGGATATCGTGTCAGCACTGCTGACCTATCCCTTTGGGATGCCATTGGTAATCGTCAGCTATCGTGGAAACTCATTCACTTATGTGACCTTGAATCAGAGGTAAGAGATATGCTTCCGGAAGATATGTTTAATATCGCTTGGGATGTAATCAAAGTTGCAATCGAAACTAACCCTACAAGTTTAATCAATTAATCAATTAAAAATCATGACAAAGACAGAAGTAATCAAGACAATCGACAGCGGCAAGATATTCTCTTGCCGTTTTGTAAAACAAAATGGTGAGGTTAGATACCTCAAGGGACGAACCGGTGTACGTAAGTACACTGACAAGGACGGCAATGTTCACGAAGTGAAAGGCGTGGGCATGAAGTTCAAGCCAAAAGAACTGGGCTATCGTGTAGTCTTTGACTTGGGGCTCAGAGAATATCGCATGATCAATTGTATTACAATTGTCGAGTTCAACAAACAATCAGTAGGAAACTTTTTTATTCAAGAAACAAAATGAAAAGACAATCAATTATTGTAGCTGACGTATCGAGAGATGAACTGAACAGCTCTGTAGACTGGTTCTTTAGAACCTGTGCCGTAGAATGGCAAGATGCAACTAACCTTGCCGAGTGTATCTGTCGCATACAAGATGTCGAAGACATACCCGAGTACAACGATTGGCTGAGTCCCGAGGACAGAGAGTTAATTCAGAAATTAAAAGCATCCGTAAACGAAATCAATGCATGTTACATCAGAATAATTTAATTAAAACCATGACACAATTCGAAATCGCACAACAACAAGTTAAAGAAAAGCAATTGCAAGCACCAAAGGTGATGACAGAGGGTAAACAAATCGACTACTTCGGCTATCAATTAGCCGTACACCATTTCAATCTTAAGCTAATGGCTAAGGGTATGGCATGCCGAGGTATCAAGTTTACTGACATCAAGAAGTACTACGGACTTAAAGGTAAGTCCGCTGCTGATTGCTTAGGACAATTCGAAGAGATATTCAACAACTACAAACAAAACTTAAACAACTAATCACATGAAAAAAGTAACCATCACCACAAGAGCAGTCTACCACAAAATTGCATCAGTAACTATTGATGTACCGGCAGACATTCCTAATGACAAAGTACAGGATTGGATTTTCGACAACGAACATCTATTCACCGATGAGCTAGACAAGAAGTTAAGCGAAGCACCCTACGAATTCGGCTTCGGTCTCAGCGATGATATGGATTGGATAGACCAAGAGTCGGAGTCACGATACGATGTAGAAGAAAACGGAAAGATTACATACGGAGGACATCTATAAATCAATAAACAAAAACATGGCAAACAATTGTTATAACTTCGCAACCTTAATAGGTTCTAAAGAAAGTTTAGACTTGCTCGAAGCAAGGTTAATCGAAAGCACAAAAGAAACACGGCACTTGTGGTACGAAACATTCCATCAAGTTCTCGGTATCCAAGTACCCGAAAATGGAGATACCTACACTATCTTTGGTACAAAGTGGTTCGATGCTGAGTGGAACAGAGAGTCCGATACCGAAGCTACGCTGAGTGGCGATAGTGCATGGTCTCCACCATCCGAATTCTTCCTCAAGTTATCTGATGTATATCAGCTGGCAATTGAATCCGAATACGAAGAAGGGGGATGTGACTTTGCCGGGTATTACAATTGTATCAATGGTGAAGTAGTTCGTGACGATACATACTCATACAATATGTTTTACTTATTGGAGAATAGAGAATTCTTCATTGAGAAAATATGCGATGACATAACGCATGGTACATACGATGACTACGAAGACTTTGTCAAGTACAATAAAGACGTAGCTGAAGTTCTGACACCCCAAGAAATAAATCAAATCAAAGAACAATTTAACCAAGTAAAACCATGAGCAACAAACAATTCAATGTGCTGAGCCCCGATGGGTTCAGCATTCATCACACCGAGACTTACGACACTATCGAACAAGCCTACGAAGCTATGCAACAATGGGCAAAGCGATACAAATCCCAAGGCTACTATAGTAGCGTTAAGTACGGCAGAATTCCAATCCAAGACTTGGACAGATACTGCAGTATCACCATCGAAATAGAAACAATCAACAACTAACAATCACCAATCAAAAAAACCATGAGTTATCTAACAACATTTCAAGACCAATTACTTTCTGACTTAGAAAAAGAATTCAAAAAGTTAAATTCCACTACACCTGCCAAGGGTAAATTCACAATTGACTCTGTCAAAAAAGACATCGAGGAAACGGAAGCATTTAGAAAATCCATACTCGAACACAACAAAGCTATTGCACAGCAATTGCGGATAGAGTACAACTCTCAATTGAATGAATTCAATCGTGAGTTCAGTCCGGTCAGTCTTGCTTTGCATCGCAATAGAAGTTCATCCGGTGTTTCGAAGATGTTTGAAGACGAGCACGCTATGAAAAATCCTCACAGCGTAGACTTGGCTCTTTACTTTGAAGGAGAAGAAGATGTCAACCTACATAGACTTCATGTATTGTACGATTATGAACCAGTAGAAATCAAAACATCTTGCGATTTAATTCGTGGTTTCAAGATCAAAGGATTGCTATGGTCTACTCGTGGCTGGGTACATAGACACGATGCTGGTGGTTACTTCTACAAAACCTTGGACAACTTTATTCAAGGCACTGAAAACTTCCAACGAACCCTCACGCTGGTGTATAAACAATTAACAAGTAAGTAATTATTAAAAATGAAAATCAACTATACACGTTGGGGAACGAGCCTTCCAAAAGGCTGTTGGCAATTTGCTACTCCCTACTTTAACATTATTCGAAATCCTACATACACTCAAATATCTTTTGTAGTAGGACATCATCATTGGTGGGTTACAATCAACAAGAAAAACAAATGAGCAACTACACAATCCAATCCAATCAGTACATACCATTTCGGGCTGAAAGAAGTCCGAGTGGTATGCCACTGGCAACTACATATTATTATGTAGCCAACAAAAGTGGACAACCTATCAATAAGAATACGTGCAAGTCGTATCGTGGCAAACAGATGAAGGAATACGCTTTCCGTTCTGAGGCCGAAGCACAAATATTTTTAAACTATTTAAATCAACATGCAAACAATTAAAGTTATCCCATCTAGTATTGTCAAGGCTTACGTCTCTGGCATTGTCGAGTGGAGAGTGTACCACGAGGGACAAATCATTGGTCGCTTTCCTACGGAAGAATGGGCAAAGAAATTTTACGAACTAATCACAAATCAAAACAATTAAAATCTAAACAACTAAAAATTAAAAATCATGGGACAGTATTATTCAGCAGCCATTTTAGGCGACAACAAAAAGACAGTTAAACAGCACGTTTACAGCTGGAATTTCAACAGCGGTTTGAAACTAATGGAACATTCATGGATGGAGAACCCATTTGTCAAATCATTCGAAACCCTTATCCACAACAATCCTCAGCGAGTAGTATGGGCAGGGGATTATGCGGATGCTTGCCACGGCAACAAAACAAATGTCTATACAAGATGCACTGACAAGAACATAGTAAAGCCCGAGCGTGAATTATCTTTGCTCGACTCCTTGTATGTTATCAATCACAGCACCAAGCAGTACATAGACAAAACAAAAGTACCTAGTCGTGATGGATGGCGTATTCATCCTCTACCTCTCATGACCTGTGAAGGTAACGGCAGAGGCGGTGGTGACTATCGTGGTGACGAAGATTATGTCGGCTCCTGGGCAAGAGATATAATCTCTGTATCGAATGTAGTTCCAGAGGGATATTCTGAATTTATGTTTAACTTAGTAGAACAATAAAATGACAACAACTTATTTCCTGTTTGGCAAAGAAGCCTGCGACATTTACTTCAACGATGATTTTCACAGATTGCTAGAAGACATTGAGAATACCAATTGTGCCGTGTGTAAACACGGTCCGAACGATAGTGCAATTGACCTTATTCATGCCTACGATGGCTGGGGTGGATACGCTATTATCACTGAAGAAGAGTACAACATTTTAAAACAACTAACATGAGCAACTACAAAATTTATCGCAACCTACACAAGAACTGCTTCAGTGTACTGAAGTACGACAGAGAAAAGAAAGGCTATCGTCTATATGCACATGTAGACGAAGCCATCATCTCTCAAGTTAAGACCAAGGTATCTGAGGCCGGGAGAAGGCGTGTACTCAAAGAGAAGTCAAAGAATGTGCATGCATTTATCCTAGCCAAGTCTTTCTCTCCGCTTCCCTCCGGTACGTTACGTCTGATACCCCACGCTTATCCGGATGAATTGTACTACAATCCGTACACCACGGAACAATTTATCAACAAGACAAGCGGTCAACCTGTCACGTCTCATACATCGGTGATGCTCAAGAACTGCAAGGCTTACCTCATTAATGAGACCACCGCAATCGACATCGTAATTTAAAATAACTTCAAAATAAATTTGGAAAAATCAAAACAATCACATTACATTTGCAACAATCAAAAAACTAACTCACAAAAAATTAACAACTAAAAATCAAACTATCATGAACAATCAAAATTTTATCAACAACAACTCAACAAACATTTCAAACATGGACGCACCTGCACTGAACCTCGACAACTTCGAGCGCACAATGAACCTGCTCGAAAGAACCGGACTTAACTGGGAAGTTAAGAAAGAACAATTCACTCATCCCTCGGGATTGATTACTGACCACTATGGTATCTTCCGATACAACCACGGAGACGATACACCAATCGATTGTCTCGGCTCTGTTAAAGGTAGGTACACACCATTCCAAAACTGGGAACTTGCTGACACCGTTGTCCGTGCCACTGAGGGTATCGGTATCTCTACTGACAGAGGTGGTACTTTGAATGGCGGTCGCAAGGTTTATCTGCAAGCTCAGTTACCGGAAGAGTACATCGGCAAGTCCGGTGTTAAACGCTGGGTGACTTGTATCAACAGCCACGATGGTAGCAGTTCGATTGCTTTTGGTTCTACCAACACCGTTATCGTATGTCAGAATACTTTCTATCGTGCTTACAAAGAAAGCAGTAGGTTCAGACATACTGAGTCAGCCAAGTCACGTATCGAGATTGCTATTCAGCAATTCCAAGAAACGATTAACGCTGACAAGAATCTGTTCGATACATTCAAACGGATGAGCGAGATGGCTCCGAACGAAAATCTTGTACAGGCTGTATTGAATTCTATCTTCGAGGTAGATGTACTCAAGACAAAAGCTGATGACATATCTACTCGCAAAGCTAATCAGATGAAGCAATTCGCTTCAGCATACAGCATTGAGAGAGACTTGGAAGGCGATACTGTATGGGGACTATTCAACGCAGTAACTCGTTACACTAACCACATCACAGCCCCTGCTACAGCAGACCGCAAGACGGACTACATCATGGGCGGTACTGGTTACACGATAAACAACAATGCATATGATACTATCATGGCATGGATTGAAGAGAACACACAACCTAAGTCAATGGTTTTTGTTGGTTAAGTTTCATGGTTTGCACCTCGGTCTTTGACCGGGGTGCTTTTAATTTTACATCATCACAATTCACAATTAATAAATAAAAAATGGAATCAGAAAAAACATTCAGAGAAATGTCAGAGCATGACCGCAGGGTTTACATCACGCACATTATCCAACACATCCTTTACGATGACACGAAGTTCAAACAGATGACTAATCTGTTAGATGACTGGCGTATGATAGATGTTCTAAAAGAAGGTGTATCAATAGTTAATATCGGTGCATATGGAGATCAACTTGACGCTTGAAGATTATCTTCTATCATTGGGAGTAGCTACAATTTGTGCACAAATATTTTATCACTTAATAAATTAATATGACACAGCAAACTAATCAACTGGACCTATTCGAAGGAATCTCAAACAAGGACTTCTTAGAGTATCACAAAACAAATCCACATCTCTACGCAGCATTCAAGAACATTGCGCTTAGAGCCATTCGTCTCGGCTTCACCAACTATGGTGCAAAGGGTATCTTTGAAATCATACGATGGGAGAGAGCAGAGAGAGGCGATGGTGAATTCAAAATCAATAACAACTTCGCACCATTATTCACCCGGTTGTTTGAGAACGAATTCCCTCAGCACAAGAACTTCTTTCGGAAGAGAAGAAGTGCGTTCGATAACTACGTGGACAAAGAGAAGGAGTCCGAAGTCACCTCATAATGCTTGCATTAATCTTGTCCTTAAACTATATTGCACAACGAAATGTGTATGCTAAATGTTTATGACATATTCGAGATGGAGTCCGACATGGGAACCGTGTTCATGGTTGTCCTGTCGGACAACATTCTCGGGTATTTTGATACTCTTGCAGAAGCTGATGAGTGTGTAAAGAAGCATATGGACCAAGCCGAAAAAATTTTATTAAATTAAACTATGACAACATTTCTAATTGACTGCGGTCCGATTACCTATTACGGAACTGCCACCCATTTCGCCATCATAAGATACGTTTATACTCATGAATACAATTAAAAAACTCAGACAAAAAATCAAAAACATTCTCGAATGCATCGATGGTCCTGTTGACGAACAATACCTAGACTATGTCTTGGTGGGCATTGTTTATTTCATTCTCTGGGCTATCATCTACATCATCTACCGGGTAGTATTGTAATCTTCAATCATGCGAGCCAAAAAGAAACGAGACAACATCGTGCAGTTGTTTGTTCGTGTCAGTGCTAATCAACGACAGGCGATAAAAGACATCAGTAAGCAATATGGATACCAGGAGTATAGTCTATTGATTGATGATTTGGTTCACACGTATCTCAACAAGAGAAGACGAAGTATGGCAAAATCTATCAAAGAATTTACTGAAGGAGATACAGCAGTCCCGGTACAATTGGCACGAAACAACCACAGGTTATTGGTGGAGTATTGTTCAGCAATGGACTTGTCTCCAAACATCGTAATACTTTCGATAATACGAGAGTCAGTTAACAAAATCAACAAACTTAAAAACACCAACATTGAAAATGAAGACACAACCGAATCAGATTAAACGAGCTGTGTATTACACTAGGGTTTCTCACGAAAACCAAGTAGATGACGGCTCTTCTCTGGACAACCAACAAGACAGGATCGAAGCATTCTGTAAAATTCACAACTACGAAATCGTAAAGTCTTTTTCAGATCCCGGGGTATCCGGCAGAAAATTCGAGAACCGGCCACAGTTTATGCAAATGATGGACATGGTAAAGAAAAAGCAAGTCGACATCGTTGTAGTTTACAGCCTATCTCGTTTCGGTCGTAACACCAAAGACACACTGAAATGGATTTCTTTTCTCGAGAACCACGGAGTATCTTTCTACACTCTAGACTTTCAGTTCGACACATCGACATCTCACGGCAAACTGATGCTCCAGATGATAGCAGCATTCGCTGAGTTCGAATCAAACCAGAGAGGTGAACTGATATCTTCAGTTATGAAGTATCTCAAGAAAGAAGAGAAAGTGTACTGCGGTCCGGTTCCTATCGGATTTGACAAGATAGATGGTAAACTCAAGGTCAACGAAAACGAAATGCAACTTGTGAGAAAAATTTATCTTTGGAACAAATCATTCGGACCTTTCAAAACCGCCATGCATGCTAACGAAAACGGATACAGGTCAAAGAAAGGAGGCAAGTTTCACACCACAACAATTCAAAAAATTGTTAATAATGACCTTTATTCTAAGTATCTTTGAACCCTAATTTAAAAAAATATGTCACAAATTGAATTAACCCACACACAGAAAGTCCAGTACCTAATCATGGCTCTGGCATTACAGCAAGTTCAAGTTAACGAGGTAGTAGCAGATGCTATCGTAACCACTTACGAAGGTATCCTTGAAAAAGGTGGTGAGTACAGCCTCAAAGATATCGCAAAAGTATTTGTCGATGTATCAGAAAGAAACAAACCAGAACAAACCGACAAGCAGTCGTAAAAATCCTGTCGCCCGTATCCGGATCTACACTCCGCATGGATTTGTGTTTGACATACCCTTTGACTGGGTTTATGCTTCGATGAAGGACATCGACATAGACCAGGTTCCATACAATGTGCCAAACCACAACATCTACGATACAATCGAATACTTGAGGAAAATGTCTTGGTGTGAAATCCAAGATAAACTACAGTTTGTCGGCATCATCGATAGTCCGATGATAGACTCTCTGGCTTCCTCGGTATTCGATTTACCGGATAGACCATTCAATTACCCATTAACCGAACACAAAAATTTCAAATTATTCCTAAGTAAAAAACAAAAAGATGAAGACTAACTCAGCATTAATCCGGGCCATTGCAGAAGCAATCATTCAACTAAACGATGTGCCTTACGAAACAAAACAAAACATTGCCACACTTTTAAACCAAACTGAAAAGGAACCCCGGGAGAAATTCATAGAGCCTGCTCCCGAAGAAGTAGAGCAGATATTCTTTGAATATAATGTTCTGAACCCCCGGGACAACGCTATCAAATTTACCACGTTCTACGGATCTAAAGGATGGATGGTAGGCAAAAACAAAATGAAATCTTGGAAACTAGCAGCTATCCGGTGGGCACTCGACTTACCAAAAGCTGTGGCTAAAGCTCCGGTAGTATGAGTTATCAGAGCGAGCTATCCAGAATTGGAATTGACACCAAAGGATATTTTTCTGGACTACATAAATTCAAATGTCCAAGGTGTTCACATTCAAGAAAGAAAACGAGCGATCCATGTTTATCTGTAAACATTGAGACCGGTGAGTACAAATGCCACCATTGCAACTGGAAGGGTAATGTGAGAAACGAAAAGCAATACGTTAAACCACAGATAAAGGCTGCGGAAATTGACAATGCGATTGTTCAGTATTTTGCAGCCCGGGGCATCAACGAACAAACGATACGCCACTTCGGTATTACACAGAGCATCGAAGTAATGCCACAGGACAGGAAACAGCACAAGACTATCAACTTCAACTACTGGAAAGGTAGCGAACTGGTAAACGTAAAGTTTAAAACCAGAGAGAAGTATTTCAAGATGGTCACCGATGCCGAAAAGATTCCGTACAACTATAATTCTATTCTCCAATCAGACAAGATAATTATTTGTGAAGGCGAAGAGGAAACAATGTGCTGGCATCAAGCCGGGTATCCGTTCGCAGTATCGTGTCCTAGCGGAGCGAGCAAAGGCAACAACAATCTTGAATGGCTAGACGGAGTCTATTACACGTTCGAGAACAAAAAGATATTCCTTGCCACTGACAACGATGTTCCCGGAAAGAAACTTGCCGAAGATATTGCACGTAGATTTGAACCGGAGAATCTTTTCAAAATAGATTTCGGTGAGTTCAAAGATGCAAACGATGTACTGAAGGCTCACGGAGAGACAGCCCTGCAGGATTTGTACAACGCAGCGAAGCCTTTACCTATCCCGGAAGTATCTAGTGTAGCTGATTTCAGAGATGAACTTGTCAACATTTACAATAGTAACTATCCAAAGGGTAGCGTAATCGGATACCCCGAGCTAGACAAATTGATTTCATGGAAACGTGGTCAGTTCGTTATTGGTTCGGGCATCCCAGGTCACGGTAAAACTACGTTCGTAGATCAAGTCTGCATACGATTGGCCTTTAGAGAAAACTGGAAGTTCGCAATCTTTTCACCGGAAAACGACAATGTCCTAAAAAGTGTACGTATGGCAGAACAGATATCCGGAAAGCCACTTCATGGTTACAACCGGATGACTAAAGATCAGTTCGATAGATGCCTGTCCATGATAGATAGTCATTTCAGTTTCTTTGATACTGACAATCTCGAGGATTACAAAATCGACAACCTTTTAAGGATAGCCAAGAGTCTGGTACGACAGAAGGGAATCGATGCGGTGATATTCGATCCATTCAACTACATAGATAATGACTCTGAGTCTGATTCTGGTAACGAAAGGATCGGTAAGATGCTTGTGAAACTCAAGAAGTTTGCGAAGGTTAACAACGTGCTTGTGATTTTGATTGCACATCCACGTAAGATGCAGAGAGACAAATCGACCGGGGAGTACGAGATACCCAGGTTATACGATATTTCCGGTAGCCATCACTTTGCAAACGTAGCAGATAACGGTTTTGTCGTTCATCGTGACTTCAAAAGTGGACTTGTGGATATCTATGTGCAAAAGATTAAGCACTATTTCATGGGTAAAGTCGGATTTGTTACTATGGAATTCGATCCTATTACCGGAAGGTACAAAGAACAGGAGCAGGATTGGGAGACAGAGTTTTATACAAGAGTGAGTGAAGATTTATTTGACACTCCAGAGCAGGATATTAATAGTTGGACTAATTTACAAATCGGACAATAATGGAGACAGTAGTTTATGACGTGGAAAACTTTCCGAACTTCATCTGTTATTATGATGTAAACATCGATACCGGAGAAGAACACGAATTTGTAATTCACGAAAGCAGAAATGATTACGATGAATTGTACAAGTATCTATCGACTCCACGATATTACGTAGGATATAACAATGCGTTCTACGACCGGGAAGTCAAAGAAAGGCTCGTGGATAATTATCACACGAACAAAAAGATGCCGATCAAAATGTTCTTGAATCACTTTCACCGGGGCATGCAGGAATACATTGCAAACGATGAGAGAGTGTTCTACAATGGCGAAGAAGAAATTGATTTGTATCTAATTAATCACTTCAACAATAAAGCCAGAAGCACATCGCTGAAAGCTTTGCAGGTATCTATCTTCTGGCCCAACGTACAGGATATGCCAATCGGTCACAATTCAATAATCACAGAAGATATGATTCCGATGATCTTGGAATACAATCGAAACGATGTACTGAGTACCAAATCTTTTTATGAACTGTGCTTGAAGCAAATTGAGTTTCGTGTACAACAAGGTAAAGCATACAAGAAAAACCTTATCAACAAACCGGATACAGCAATCGGTGAGGAAATCTTTATGCACTATCTTTATGAGAAATCCGGACTGACCAAAAAGAAACTCAAAGAGATGGTCAAAGAGGATCACAACATCGAGCTATCTAAGTGTATTCTACCATACGTTAAATTCAAAAGCCACGAATTCAACAGACTTCTGGACCAGGTAAGATGGACTGTAGTCAATCAGAATCAGAAACTGATTTACTCAGTGAATTACAAAGGCTTCAAGTATGATTATGGTGTAGGCGGTATTCACGGATGCGTTAGCCCGGGGATCTATGATTCAACAATCGACAAAGTTATTATTGACTTCGATGTGAAGTCATACTATCCTAACCTAGCTATCGAGAATGGTCTGCATCCAAAGCATATCCCAAAAGATGTCTTTATTGATACGTACAAAAAAATATTTTTAGAACGTGTAGAATCTCAAAAGAAAAAAGACAAGACCAAGGATGCCGGATTGAAACTGGCTTTGAATGGTATCTTTGGAAAGACCGGAGAACAAACGAGTGCATTTTATGACAGATATTACTTCTATTCGATTACACTGAACGGTCAATTACTCTTGTCCATGCTTGCCGAGAGATACTCGGATGAAGTCGATGGGCTTCAGATTCTCCAAATCAATACCGATGGTATTACAATCCGAGTCCCCAGGCGCAATTTAAAGCAGGTCATGGACATCAACGATCGCTGGATGAAAGTCACCAATCTAATACTCGAACACAAAGAGTACAAAAAGATGGTAATTCGTGATGTAAATAATTATTTAGCGGTCGATATTGATGGAGATGTCAAGAAAAAGGGTATCTTTGAAACCGTAAAACAATACCACAAAGACAACAGTTTTCTAGTGGTTCCAATGGCTCTTGAAAAATTTTATCTTGACGGCACTCCGGTGGAAGAAACGATACGCAGCAACAAAAACATTTACGATTTTTGCGGTAGGTACAAAGCATACAAAGGATGGCATGCTCAGTATAACTACTCCAAGGACGGAGAAGTAATAACTGAAAATCACGGCAGGATATTGCGTTTCTTTCCAATAACGATCGGTGGCGGAGTATCATTCAAAATCAATCAAGATGGAAGAATACATCATCTACTCGCAGGACAGAGAACAATGATATTCAACAGACATTTCGAAGTAGATAAGTTCGAGGATTACAATGTAAACTACGACTTCTACGTGGAAGAGTGCAGAAAAATAATGGACGAAATAGAACCTAAACAACTAACCTTTTTTTAAAATGATAACCATAAAAGAATACACAGAAGAAGTAGTAAAAGCGGTAGCAGAGAAGCTAAAGCTCAGTAGCATGGAAACCACCCATCTAATAAGGGTAGTCAAAGAGCTTGAGAACTACAAAAAGTACAAGAACAAAATAATCAATAAAACTTATACCAAAATTCGTAATGGGCATCTGACACCCACGCCATTGAAACTTCACGTCATGAAAGAGAATGAAAGAAAGATAGTTGAGACTGCCGTAGATGTTCACAATATCGATCTTTATAAATTTGTTGAGAATGACCGGAAGATTGAGATGGTAGACTGTCGCAGACAGATCATGTACATTCTCAGAAAGAAACTTGGCTATTCGCTGAACACAGCGGCCAATGTTTTCTACAAAGATCACAGCAGTGTAATTCATAACATCAGAAAGCACGAAGACTTGATTGATACTGACAGAGTATACACGAGATTGTACAATCAAATGGTTACTGCCCTAGTAGAGAAAAAATTAATCGAAGAGAATTAATCCCTGTTGAGTTTTACTTCTTTCCAAACACGCACTGCTTTGCCATCAACCATTTCAATCATAGGAATCTTTTTGGTTACCGTTTCCGGTCCTACATCACGTTTACCCTTTTCAATTATCTGGCGGTGATATATTTCACACGATACCATTGCATCCACGATGTCAGTGTTATCGGCCAGATAATTTTTAGCCTCTTCGATCATCTCAATAAAGTATACTGAGTCATAATACTTTCTGAAGTAATCAATAATATAAGCATTCGCCCTTTCGCCTGTGTGGTCATTCTTGTACCAACCAAACCCTTTGTCACCAGAGTAGAAAGACTTTCCTAAGAGGGACGGTTTTGGAGCCAGCAAATCAAGTCTGTTCTGTGACTTGTATTGATCAAGTATCACACCTCCCCGGTTAACTTCTATCATCACCTTGGCTCTTCCGTAGTAATCCTGCAGCAAGATATTGTTACGCATGATTATATCCGGATCCAGGGCCCTTTCTTTATAGAAAGCCACGTATCGATTTGTATCAATATTTTTGATGGTTATGCAGTTATCAGAACCATCGTTCAATTTAGAAGACACGAATGGAATTGGATCCATTCCAGCAACATACTTGTGCAATGGATTGTATCGTTCAAGAATATAAATTTTACCGCCTTTCATGGGGGTAACATCAATTTTTTCTGTATTTATATTTCTGACCAATTCGCATTTCTCAATTGGCGGTGGATTACCCAACAATATTCTTTCCTGGTGCTGAAGCTTACTCATTACGTCTGCCGGCATAGCACCCTTGGCATTCGCACTAAACACCTCTTGAATATCCAGAGGATACTGTTTGATAAATGATTCCAGATGCGACTTATCTTCGAGCTTGTCGAGGTTCTCTCTGGTTCTCATTATCCATTCAGTAGCCATCTTTTCATCGCTGTGTCCGTTGGGACAGAGATTCAGTATGTTTCCTGTCTCTTTACCTTTTTCGTCTAGCTCTGGAGCAGCAGTAATACCCATCCACCCCGGAAGAAAAACAGTGAGCATCTTAATGATCTCTGCGTTCTTCCATAGCTCAGAACCTTTTTTCTGACCAATAACCGAAGATTCCCCGGCACTACCCCCCATTACAATGGGAGCCACTTTCATAAAACCCTTTTTAGTAGAAGCCTGTGCTGACCTGTGAACTACGTCTGCTTTCGGATGCAAAAAGAACTCATCTAAGAAGATGTGCATCGCACGAAATGCTTCCAGCGATTGCGGTGAATCTACCGTGTCCCTGGTGATAATCTTTGAGTCCAGTCCGGATATGGTTCCGGTTTTTGTATCCAGTCGCCCCATGTGCAGGTAACCGCTCTGTCTAGTAGAGATAATAGCCGGACGGATAAACTCATCCAGTCCGTCAAAGATTACCCTCGTTTTATCTTTATACATTTCCTCCAGACGTGTTTTGTCTGCTGAGGTAAGAAGTGAAGTCGAGCCGGGGTTTGTCAGAGCGATCCAGACGGGTATCACGCCTCCGAATGTCAATGACAACCCGGCTTCCCTTCGTTTTGTTACCATTAAATCCCAAAAAGTTTTTCTAGCGTTCTCATAAGAACCATAGATCAAATCATCTAAATCACGCCACTGCGGTCTCATCCTACGACCAGTAGCATCTTTGATAATAGCCTGTGTTAAAAAGAAGTAGTGCGCTCCGGTCAGACCGAACTTACCTTCTATCCAATGCTCGTTTGTCTCTCTTCCCCACCAAAGTTCTTTTTCTTTTCTGGTAGCGTTCGGATCGAGAGCATGCTTTGCAGCCCACTTTTCATAGACAAACTTAGATGAATTTGATTTTTCTAGAATCATTTTTTAGTTTTTGAAGCTGTCCTGTCTAGAAACGAACCTTCTTTTTCGTCTGGCTCATCATCCGGATATGCTTCTAGAAGTGCTAGCTTGAGAGATTTATTTATTTTGTCACCAGCCTGTAGCAACTGAAACAAGGCTTTGAAGTACGGATCGTCCAGATCGATTGTTTTTGTTTTCACACCATCCATCAACTGCTTGGAAGCAGATACCAGAGTAGCATAAAAATCTTTTGCCGGATCAAACATCTGAACCTGCAGACGGTCAATTGCTTCCTGTTCGGATATTCCTTCAGTCTGTAGGAATTTTTTAAGCTTGTCCATTCTTCAGCGACTTAATGTACTTCTTTTGAGTTTCGATTTCTTTTTGCGTCTTGTTGGCTTCGATAGGATTATCGCTAGCTTTGTAATACTCGTGCCAACAAATTAACTGCTCGAGTTTTTTAAACTCTTCATCGATCTTTTTCTTGTTGCTCATGCTTAGAAATTTATTTGATTTGTTTTACCTTCAATAAAATTAGATAGCCGATTAGATCGGTAACTGTGTCTTCTGCATCATCTGACTGTTGATTCATCAAACGATTCAGCTTGTCATCGATTCTTACCTTCAATTGTTCTTCGCTGCTAGATTTACTGAAAACCCTAACAGGGTTCAGTGCAGAATTTCCATACTTTCTGTTTTTTTCTAACAGAAGTTCTTTGATGTTATCACAAACAAGTGCGATTTTTTCTTTGGTAGTGTCTACCTCTTCCTGTTTAGAATCAGTCCTAGAACTAACCCTACTATCAAAATAATCCATAATAAATTCCAATTTGTCTTTGAAACATAAACTACCT